AGAAAGAGTTAGACAAATAGAACAAAGGGCTTTGAGAAAATTAAAACATCCTAATGTAGTTAATCAACTTCTTTCTACAGGATTTAACGATATATTTACTAAAGTTGATGTAAAAATGGAACAACTAAATAAATGTCAAAAATACGAAAATATAAATAAATATAATCAACAAATAGAGGAGAAAATAAATGCATATAATATACGACAGGATAAATGATGAATATGGTTTATTAGAACAGGAAAATTTTAAAGATTCTTTAGAATTTTTCAGTAAAAAATATAATAATAAAAAGATGAAGATACCTGATAAAACTAAGGCTATGACTTTACCTGTCATAAAATTTTATGATAGAAATAAAAAATGTTATGATCGAGCGTATTATACTTCTGATAATGCTAAAGCTAGATATGAAATCATAAAAGAGGTTGACAGTTTAGATCAATATTTTAGTATCATTGATGATATAAGAAAGGAGTAAAATGGCTAAAAAGAAAAAATTATCTGAAAAAGATAAAAAGTGGATGGATTTACAAGGAAGGATCCAAGATAGTATTGAAGAGCATTGTGATGAAATATCAAAGTTATTTGAAAACCATGATGCCAATCAAATTTTTACACTTTATTTCCTAATGTTCTGGACTAGAGTTTTAAAGTTAGTTGACGTTAGTAAACAAGAGTATGACAACACCGAAGCTATTGTTGCTATTAAAAGAATGATGGATGGTGATCTTCCAGAAAAAATGAATGAGGAAGATATAAATAGTAATAGAATATTACACTAATGAAAGAACAAAAAATTACTTTAAAAGTAAATGGTATCACTACTAAACAGTGGTCTAACCTTTTACTTGAATTTAATTTAATTAAAAAAGCATGGAAGTCTTATGGGGTGAATATAGATATCACGGCCCATGGTTTAAAGAATGCGATCAAATGGGGTACTCAAAAATATGTCATTACAAGATCAGATCGACCAAGTAGCGAATGATTGGAATCGAACTAGGAATATAAAATATAAACAACTGTGGTATAAACTTATAAAGGAATACGTTAATGGATTTAATAATACTGAACGAAGGAACCTACCATCTCGTAGAAGTGACAAAACAGATGATGGCCACTATAAAGTTATATAGTACCGATAGTTTAGATTGTTTTGATTTATGTGAAATACTTCGATTAAAACTAACTACGTACCACGAACCATGGAACAGTTATTTTATGAATGATGGTAGTGGTCAGTTCTTTGGATGTAAGTGTTAGACATACCTACCCTTAACAAAGAGGGAATAAATGTAAGAGTAGGTTGGTGAGAAGATAAGGCCCCATTACCACAAAAATGCCTTATTGTCAAACGTTTTCAGATTTAGCACAAGAAAAAGTAGTGTATATCTGTTCTTTATTTATTAATTTTTCATCAAAAGATTTTAAAAAATCGTACGAAAAAGAATAACCATGCAATGCGCAATCTCTATAAGTATTAAATGATAAACTTGCCTCTGGCACCATTTTACATTGTTGGTGGGTAATACTACATACAGCCATGGTAAAAATAAAAGTTTTTATCATTGACAATCCTATAATATAATCTATATACTCAGTTATTAATTTATGAAAGGAAACGATTATGACGGATATGAGTAAATATCGAAACGTCTCACTATCTAAAAAAACATATACTGTTTTAGAACAGTTGTCTAAAGTTATTTTGGATGGGACGAAACTATCAGTTGCTAAAACAATTGAAGTTATTGCGGTTGAAAAATCTAAGAAAATGAACGGAAAAATGAAAAATGAGTAAAGAAAAAAAGAAAATATGTAGCAATTGTAAAGGAAATGGGTTTATAAGAATTGATGAATCATGGACAAATGTAAGACAGTGTTGGATATGTAAATCCAAAGGTGAAATTTATATCAACGAAGATAAATCAAAAGAGGGTAAAATTTATGATACACGAAACTGATGCGGCATACATTGCGGGATTGTTTGATGGCGAAGGATCTATTCACTTCAAACGATCACCAGAAAAGAAAAAATCTGGAACCTATGATTGTATGCGCATTAGTATGGAAATATCTATGACCGATGAGAGTGTTTTGTTATGGGTGCATGAAGTATTGGGTGTTGGAACCGTAACTAAAAAACCTAGAAAAGGTAAACGAGTTGATGGTTCAAATTACTTGATGCAATACCGATGGCGATGTACATTCAGGGATGCGTATTACGTATGTTTATTGATCTGGCCTTTTGCTCATGTTAAACTAGAAAAAATAACAAAAATATTAGAGCATTACTCTAAAACAGAATGGGCTACCATACATAGTAATATAATATCTTTTGATAAATATAGACAATCGAAACAAATAGATGCTGAAACACAAAAAGAAATTTAACTACATTAGCGGTAAACAAATTACGGATGAGAAGACGGGAAAAAGGATTTATGAAGTAGATAAATATAGACTTCCTAGTGTGACTACTATATTAGGCGCCACTAAAAACCAAGATTTTTTAATAAAATGGAAGGCGCGAGTTGGAGAACAAGAAGCAGAACGGATTAAGAATCATAGTAGTCGGCGGGGAACAAGTATGCACAAATTCATTGAGTCTTATGTGGACGGAGTTGGGTACGATGATCTTACGGGGATTGGACAAGAGGCGAAAGCCATGGCCCAAAAAGTTATTGACGTGGGTTTGGCGCCAGTGGAAGAGTATTATGGCTCGGAAATTACGTTGTATTATCCTGGGTTATACGCTGGGAGTACTGACCTCGTCTGTAATCATAATGGAATGGATACGATAATAGACTTTAAACAGTCTAATAGGCCCAAGAAAGAGGATTGGATTGAAGACTATTACCTTCAGATTGCCGCATATTGCATGGCTCATGACTATGTATACGGGAGCCAGATTCGTCAAGGAATTATAATGGTATGTACGCCAGACTTATATTTTCAGGAATTTAAGTTCATGGATCATGAATTAAGACAATGGAAACATAAGTTCTTGAAGAGATTAGACATGTATCACGAGCTAATAAACGATGAGAAAGAGCAAGTGAACATGGATCATGGACAACTGCTCAAGGAACTCACAGAAAAAAATAATAAATAAGACTAAATTGTGTACAAAATGTGGCATTAATATGAAAGTGTGATATTTATGTCACACTACATTCATATAAGAGTTGTGACAGATAAATGAGACATGAAAAATAAAAACATGAAAAAAAAATGTCTTTTTGTCATTTTGAGCTAAAAGTGTTGGTATTACTAACTAAAGTGGTGACAAAAACAGTGACAGAAATAGGTTTAGTGACAGAAATATTATGTCAGGTTACATAGAAATTAGTACAGGAGTGCCTGCCAGAAGACATTTTTGGGTAATCACTACCTGATTTATCTGGTATAACTCTTATAGGGGTGCTATATAATGATATGCCTAAGAAAAGAAGAAAAAGCATTGCCTCAACTGGAACTCCCGATATACCTTTTCCGAAAGTCCGAGTGGAGTGGATCGATTGTGTGAGCGATTCGGGCTGGGCTACTGATAAAGAGTTCGATAATATGAAATTAGCCAAACCTATTAATGAAGGTTGGTTGTATTCTAAGGATAAAGAATCCATAAAGTTATTTGCATCTTATGATAAAGATGAAGATGGTATTACTTTTGGAGATCGGACGATGATTCCTCGTCAATGGGTGAAGAAGATTCAGAAGATATAATATCAGACTCACCTTCAATAGTTTTTGCATCTAATAATGGTGCATAATCTTCTAGTATTTGTTTCATTTTCAATTCTAATTCTTGTTCAGACATATCTTCAAGCTTACCTGTCTTAATAATTTTTCTATCTATGTATAATCCCGCGGCTTTACCCCTGTTTGTTTCTGCATTTACTGCTGATGAGAAAGAGTTTTTCTTTAATGCTAATTCTTTGATACGAGCTAATTCTGCTATGTGATCTTCATATGTTACCAGATATTTCTGTAATTTTTCTTCTCTTAGTTTGCCAATGTAGTCGACTACTAGCGGATGAATTCTAGGATTGGTTAGTTCATATCCTTCTTGGCGTGATCTGTTAGGACTAAAACCCGCTAATTTTGCGGCCTCTGTTTTTGTTACTGCGTTACCATCTTTGTCACCAAAGACAAGTATCTCAGCAAACTTCCTTTGCATTTCTGTAAGTCTTTTTGGTACACCCATAATTTTTTTAGGGTAGCCACGAATGGCCACCCCTTCAAAGAGTTTTAATGTTTATAAAACATTGACAATTTAAAACAATTATCCTATAAAGTCAATAATGAAAGATTTAGAAAAACTAGAAAAAGAAATTGCTAGTCTGAAAGAAACTCTAGATGGCTACAAAAAACTGACTGAAGTCCAAAGAAAAGAAATCTTTGATTTAAAGAAATATGTTTCTGAAGACATAAAAAATAAAAATTTGTTGCAAGGCTATAGAAAAGTGATAGAGGATATTTCAAGTAAGTTGAGATAGAAGATTCATGAGAGTACAAGACTTGCAATTGTATCTTAATAACTTTACAGAAGGATCCGACGCAGTAAAAAACGCAGTCATCTATGTAGAGATAAGAGGCAAACTTCATGCAATAAGAAGGATGGAAGTACATGAAAATTCCACTCCGATTATTGGTCAGCCAGGTCATAGTGCGCATCGGTTAGTATTGAAAACTGAGAAACCTTCGAGTCTTATCTTACCAGATAAACTTCAGAAGGATTATTAATGAACCTGTGGCACCAGAAACAAAACTTTATAAGCGAGTTAAAAACAGTTCTAAAACTATTAGTTGGATTCGAATTGAAAATTACAGTCTACTTGGGACTCCTGATTTATTGGGGTATAATGATAACAGCTACTTTTTCACAGTAGAATTAAAAGTTGCAAAGGGTAATAAGGTTCGCCTGTCCCCGCACCAAATAGCATTTCACGTCAAGCATCCTAAAAATACTTTTATTCTTGTAGAGCATAAAGATAAACATTTATTATTTGAAGGACGTCACGCGCTTGCGCTTGCCGATTCTGGTTTGTCATCTTCGCTTGAGCCTCTCGCTTGTTCATTGTCTGATTGTATTTCTTTATTGTCTTCGCTTGGCGCTTGAGACTTCTTATCTTGTTTTTTAAGTTCAGCGTAATAGCTTGGATGTCTGAAAGTATGTGTCACTTTATTTCAAATTCAAATGGTTTAACTTCATCACCATTATCATATTTTTCAGCAAAGTTCGAACATTTTTCTAGATTAGATATTTTATCGTCACTATAAATAATCTCTTCATAATCATTATCGGGATCAGATACTGATATATAAAAAAATTCATGAAACATTTTATTACTATCAACTTCATTACACCATCCAACTGATATAAGCTTGTCTGGAAACTTCTCTTGTATTGCGCATGAGATTGGACAACACTCTTTTGCATTTACACCTTTACTGAATAGCTTGGGCGCCATGTCTATATGTTTTTGTTTAACTTCTATTTTCATTTTTTCTCCTATTGGTTAAGTTCAAATGTTATTGGTTTTGGCCGTACTGCATTATCTTCGAAATCTAAATTATCGAAATCGAAAATAAAATTAATAACTTTTTTACGATCATTTTCATCTACAAAATAAGGTTGGTCATTAACTCTAATATCCACTCCATTTTTACTAACTGATGTACTGACCGCATTAGTTTTAAAATGTCTACTCAATGCTAAAGACACGGCACACGCCTCACTATCGCAAGGGTTTCCGTTTTTAATATCTTTTTCAGTTATTTTAATTTTCATTTTTGCCTCTTATTGTTTTTTGTATTCGTTAACACTTAATGCTAAGTCTTCAATCTGTTCCCAGATATCTTCAGCAGGCCAAAATTCAATTGGTTCCCACGCATTTTTTTCTAAAAAATTATTTAGCTTGCGATTTGACCATTTATCAAAATCATCTGGTAGGAACGTGCATAGATATTTACCAGACGCCCAAATTAAATCTTTCTTTAAACTACTTTTAATTATTCTTTTTTTGCTCATTAGTATATTACCCCCAAATCTTTTAAGATTTTTGTTTGTTCATTAGTTAATTCTGTTTCAGAATAAACTGAAATAGAATTTTCCATGTAATTGTCCCAAAATGTATTATCACTTAAACAATTACTATCTTTTTTATTGATACCCCAAAATTCTTTGCAGTACCCCCATTCACTTTTTTTCTTATTAAAAAGTTTATAATCAAGATGTTGGTATTCCCCAACAGTACACTCAAATTTAACTAATATATTTTTCATTTGTCCCCATGTTTATCTAATGCTTGTTTAATTGTATCTTCTATTTGCCAATATAAATCGCTACCCTTCTCCGTGTTCTTTGTGCCACCTATATTATCTTTATCATCAATTACAAATTCGCTGACAATATCATCACTTAAATTGTCCATAAATTTAAAATATAAATCATCAGCTAATTGACAAGCCATATCAAAGTTTTTGTCTTTCATTTATTCCCCTTCCTTGTATTCTTTAAAAAGTTTTTTTGTAAAATTTTCTAAACTCTTTAAATATCTTTTATCTTCTTGAGTTAAAAACATAATTTGTTTGTCTTCTATTCTTATGGCTTTAATTATTTCTTTCTCTATTCTGTCTATTGTCATTTATTCCTCGCTCGTTGGTTATAATCATACCATCCAGATTTTTCTAAATATTCAACGGCATCATCCAAATGGCTACTAAAATGTTTTGATCTATATTCGCTTGGGCAGTCTTCATCAGCATGGCAACACATCCACGCTAACATAGACGCTAGCTTGTTTTCTTCGCTTGTCCATGTTTCTTTTTTCTTTATCATTTATCCTCGCTTTCTATTTCTTGATAATTTCTGTCTGCATTATTTAACGCATTACATAAACTTTCAATATTGTTTGCGTCAAATTCTATTTCACTTATTCCTATTGTATCTAACTGATAATAATCTTCAGTTGATGCATAAGAAATAAATTGATTTCCATTTTCATCTTGTCTTAAACATTTATATATTATTCGTTCTGCCATATTATCCCTTCTCGCTTGTTTGTTGTTTTACTTCTGTTATTTCTGTATCTTCTGTTGACATTTCATCTTTAACTATTTTCCATTCACCAATGTACTCTTCATTTTCCATTTTTTCATAAGCCTCATCTTCATCATTAGCTAATACATAGTTTTCTTCTATTTGATAACCTCTAACTAGATTAGATACTTTCCATTTTTTCATATTATCCTCGCTTGCGCGCTTGTTAGTTCAACCCAACGGACGCTTGCGCTTGCGCCCGTTGGTTCCAGTTCTTTAGCCTTAATCAGCATCAACGCGTATTATTCCTGACTAGCTGATTAAATACGGGTTTACTGTATCGCCCTTTATTCGCGCAAAATTAAACATCTTGCGCGCTTGTTAGTTTTATATAACGGGGTAGAAGTGGCAAACGACCCAGACCTCAAACCCCGCCTATATATTAATTGGTAGTCATCCAATATTCGCGCAAAATTAAACATCTTGCGCAAATCCTCTAATATGTTTATTTTTATTACAAAATTTCATAAGTCTTAAATAATATCTAATTGAAAACTTGTTAGCTTTTAT